GTAACCTACTGCAAATTCATGTGAGACCTTACTGTTTAATACCCCTGCCAAGGGATAACGTAATTATAAACCATAAATATGATTAGTTCCATATTAGGGAAAGTACCTATAAAAATATTTGTTCTTTTTTACACAAGAATCAATTTATGTGCAATAATGTGTACATGGTGATTAACACCACAACCAAGGAGAAACAAAATGACAAACACTTACCCTAGGCACTCACAGCACAAAGGCAATGTTAACAACTTCAAAAAAACCGAAAAGATTCAAGTTCGATATGGGGAAGAATCTATGTGGGAAGACTACACCAAACCCCTTGGTTTAAGACAGATTTTAGAAATGAATAGACGAGCCTTGATATTGTTCGGCAGAGAAAATGTTCGTTGGGTAAAAGTAGATTAAACACAAACGGGGGCTTGCCCCCTTATTACAAAGACATATTATGAAAGTTTTACCAATTAAATCATTTGAAGCTAAACCTTGGATATTACTTAAACATTATGCAAAAAGAATGCCAAGCATAAGCTACGCATTTGGTTTATATGAAAACAATGAATTGGTTGGTGTTTGTACTTACGGTATGCCAGCATCGCCAAGTTTGTGCATGGGTGTATGTGGTATTGGGCACAAACATAAAGTCCTTGAATTAAACCGCTTGTGTATTGAAACTACTACTAAAAATAGTGCTTCAATATTAGTTGGTAGAAGTTTACAAATGTTACCTAAACCAAAAATTATAGTCAGTTATGCAGATACAGCACAAGACCACGTAGGCTATGTTTATCAAGCTACAAATTTTTTATTTACTGGTACGACAAAAGAGCGTACAGATATGGCTAGTGATGATGGCAAACACTCAAGACACAACAAAGGTGATAGTCAAAATCGTTCATTTAGAAGTGCAAAACATAGGTATATTTTTATTACTGGTAGCAAAAAGGAAAAGTTAAATTTGACTAAAGAATTAAATTATGAAATTTTTCCTTACCCAAAAGGGGATACAAAAAATTACGATGCAGGTAAAAGTGTTCCAATTCAAAAACTATTATTTTAACAATTCAAGGAGAAAATAATGAACGAGATAGAAAAAAAGTTTTTAGAGTTGTACGGTGAATTTAACCTAACTACCCAAGACCCTGCATACCGCATTTTCCGCACAGGTTGGAACGCAGGTCACAAACTAGAAAACCAACGCATTGTCACCAACCTAAAAGTATTGCGCTCACGACAAGACCAAACTAATGACTATGAAGAGGGCAGGTTTGATGGCTTAGGTACAGCAATAGCATTTGCAGAATCGGAGGTTGAATTATGACTGAGTTACGAAAAGCTGCTGAGATGGCGTTAGAAGAATTAAAAACGCAAGTCGAACATCATAGTGGCGTTTACCTAGCAATAGACGCACTACGCCAAGCACTTGCCCAGCCTAAACGTCAATGGGTAGAATTGACTGACAAAGAAATAGCAGAAGCTGTAGGTAGTCCGATTGATGAAGTTTACTTGTCTGACTTTCGCAAAGTGATAGCCAAAATTAAGGAGAAAAATCATGAATAGATACATAGTACGAGCAAAACGCTTACAGACGGTTGAGATTATGGTTTGTGGTGTAAATGAAGACGATGCGTTTGACAACGCTCTGGAGTCTTCTGATTGGGATGTGATAGACACCCACGAGCCTGACGATGTTTTTGTAACAGACGTAACCAATGACCACAATTATCAGGAGGAAGCATGAAAACAGTATTCGTAAACATACGCATGACACCAGAGATGCGAAAGCAAATTAAAGAATTGGCTGACAAAGAATGTAGGAGCGTGTCGGCTCAGATTAACTTTATGCTTGCAGCGTTGCTTAATCCTGTTAAGGAGTCTAAAAAATGAAAGACTTATTTGGTGATGAAATTATTGTTGATGAACTATTAAGGGATAAATTTATTGAACCTCCATTTTCTGTATTAGATACAAAAACTGCAAGTTGGCAGCAAAGAAAACGCATTTGGGTTAGCAGAGGTCTAAAAAGCGAAATTGGCAGGTCGGCAACAGCAATTAATTCAGGTACAGATTTGTACAGAGATATTTCAAAAAACATAAATTATGACAATAAAGATAATTATGTAAGTGTTTTTGACCCTGCCTTATGTGAAATTATTTACCGATGGTTTTGCCCTGAAAACGGCAAAATTCTTGACCCGTTTGCAGGTGGTAGCGTTCGTGGAATTGTCGCTAATTATTTGGGATTTAAGTACACGGGTATTGATATACGTCAAGAACAAATAGATAGTAATCGTGAGCAAGGTTTAGACATTTTAGACGTTAATAATCAGCCAAATTGGTATGTTGGTGATAGCAACGAATTACTAGATAGTAAATGGAATGATGACTTTGATTTGGTTTTTAGTTGCCCACCTTATGCAGACTTAGAGGTATATAGCGATTTAGATGGCGATATAAGCAATAAACCGTATTCCGAATTTTTATCTTTGTATGAAAGCATCATTGGCAAAAGTTGCAAACTACTAAAAAAAGGTGGGTATGTTTGCTTTGTGGTTGGTGAAGTTAGGGATAAAAACGGCTATTACATCGGATTTGTGCCTGACACAATTCGAGCCTTTGAAAAGTGTGGCATGAAGTTTTATAACGAGGCAATATTATTAAACCCCGTAGCAAGTGCAAGCATGAGAGCAAACGGCAACATGAAGACTGAAAAGCTAGTAAAAATTCATCAAAATGTTTTGGTGTTTAAAAAAGTTTAAATTAACAATATTGGATATTACTCAATGACACCTAGCCAACGCACAGTCGCACACCTACGCAAACTAGGCTACCAAACAGCCAATGTCGAGTCTTTTAATCACTTTACTAAACGTAAAAAGGATTTGTTTGGAGTGATAGACATCTTGGCAATTGGCAACAATGAAACTCTTGCAGTACAAGTGACGAGCAAAAGCAATATGTCAAGCCGAATCAAGAAGATTGAGGAAAGTGAGGCTCTACCTGAGATGTTGCGGTCAGGGTGGCGTGTCATTGTCCATGGTTGGTGGAAAGGTGACAATGGCCGCTATCAATTAAAGGAATTTGAATTTTAGCAATAAGGGTAAATACCTATGTATTTATTTCCAACACACCGTTAATATTTAGTTTCACAAGGAGATTAAAATGAAAAACGACCACAACTACGGTTACTTTGCCGACCTCAGCCACCCAAACTTTACAGGTCGCACATTGCGTGAAAGCATCGGTGGCGAATACGCTCGTGAACATGCAGTTGCTAACCGTATACCGCCCGTTGCATATGTCATAGCTTTTATTGCTTTTCTTACCTTACTTACCGCTAACTTTATCTGAGACTATTATGAAACAAATATGCACCGCCTTTGTACAGGCACAAAAAGAATTTAACCCTGCATTAAAGTCTGCAACTAACCCACACTTCAAGTCTAAATATGCTGACCTTGCCGCTTGCGTAGAAGCCGTCATAGACGCTCTTAACAACCACGGTATAGCGTTGATGCAACTTAACCACGAATCGCAAGGTGGCGTGACTGTTGAAACAATGTTTATCCATGAATCAGGTGAAACATTATCATCAGGCAAGTTATTTGTCCCTGCAAGCAAACAAGACCCGCAAGGTTTTGGCTCTGCATTAACTTATGCTAGACGCTACAGCTTGATGGCGGCTTGCGGCATTGCACCCGAAGATGATGACGGCAATGCAGGTTCACGTAAAGCACCACAAGACGCCTCTATTGCGATTAAATCTATACAGGGTAGTAACACACTAGACGAACTAAAAGCCCATTACACAGCCTCTTATTCCCTGTTTGGTGACAATAAAGCCTTACTTTCACAAATCAGCAAAGCTAAAGATGTACGCAAAGCTGAACTGCTAGAGGTGAAAAATGATTGAACAAGGTACACCTGAATGGCAGGCGCTCAGAATAGGCAAGCTGACAGCCTCACGTGTTGCCGATATGCTTGCAACAGTTAAGACGGGTGAGTCTATGTCACGCAAGAACCTACGTGCTGACCTGATTGCCGAACGTTTAACAGGTAACAAGACCGATTCTTACAGTAACTCTGCTATGAATTGGGGTATCGAAACAGAGCCACAAGCTAGAGCCACATACGAGGTTTTTAGCTATAACTTTGTTGACCAAGTACCATTTGTTGACCACCCTACTATTGCAAACTTCGGGTGTAGCCCTGATGGTTTGGTAGGTGACGAAGGATTGATAGAGATAAAATGCCCAAATTCGTCTACACACCTAGAGTACATAGAAACACGCAAGCCGCCAACTAAGTACCTTACACAGATGATGTCTCAGATGAGCGTAACGGGTCGCAGGTGGTGTGACTTTGTTAGCTTTGACCCAAGGTTACCCGATGGATTAAAACTGCTTGTAGTGCGTATAGAGCGTGATGACGAAATGGTTGCAAAAATAGAGGCTGAAGCTATTAAGTTTTTAGCAGAGGTCGATGCAAAGATTATTGAACTTTATAAAAAGGTGCAATGATGACACAAGAAGAAATGACCCTTGAAGCACTACAAAACGGTGAATTGACAGCATTAGATGCTTTAAAAAAATTCAATTGTTTTCGTTTAGCAGCAAGAATCTACAGGTTAAAACAAGCTGGACACAAGATAGAAAAACGTATGCAACGCTTAGATAATGGCAAAAATATCGCAGTTTACTCACTTAAGGAATCGACATGAAAGCATCAGGAATCGCACGTATAGGCAAAGACGTTGAAGTACGCTACTCACCAAGTGGTGACGCAATCGCTAACATTAGCCTGGCGTTCAGTTATGGAAAGAAACAGTCAGACGGCAAACGTGCTACTCAATGGGTAGACGCTACGCTCTTTGGCAAACGTGCGGAATCACTTGCACCGTACCTTAAAAAGGGTGGGCAGATTGTTGCTTATTTGACAGATGTAAACATTCAGACATATGAAAGCAAGTCAGGTCAAGGTGTCAAGTTAGTTGGCAAGATTGAGGACTTAGAGTTAATTGGTAGTCAAGTACAGGCTGAACGTGCACCGCAAACCGTAGCAAAACCAGTAGAGCAATCATTAGCTGACATCGACGATAATATTCCATTTTGAGGTGACATATGAGCGCAAATAGCAAGCAAGTTGGTGGCAATCACTACAAAACTTCAATAGAACCTTGGGATGCAATTTTAAGTTGGGAATTGGGCTATTTAGATGGGTCAGCTGTTAAGTACCTAGCTCGGTGGCGTAAAAAAGGTGGTGTAGATGACCTGAGAAAAGCCATTCACTTTATAGAAAAGCTAATAGAAGTTGAGGTATCAAATGAGAAAAGCTAGAGACCGACAACCAATAATTGACTTTTGCAACAAACCACGCACAAGTAGGGACATTATGGCTACCTTTGTGTTGAGTAGCGGAGTCGCTCATTGCATTATGAATCAGCTTATTCAACAAAAGCTAATTATGAAAGGGAAAAAAAGTGTGGGTAAATCTATGAAATGGATGTACATCACCCCTGAACATCAACACTTGTTACATCAATCAGACGATATGCAAATGGGTAACTTATTGGAATTGCTACCTGCCCATGACCCATTTGGTTGGTGTAAAGGTCAACGCCATGCTAGATGACATCAATGGTCACAAAGGGCTACTGAGTGCAATCATTAAGCAAGCAATCTTAGACGCTATGATTATGTCCGACAAAACAAGTAAAAAACTTAACCCGATAGTAGAAAGTGCTTTTGAGTTTCTGTTTGGTGAAGATGTTGAACTTTACTTACACTTTTTAGATATTGATAAAGACTACTTTCAAAAAAATACTATTAAACAAATGTTCGATAAAGGCATAACTGGACATGTCATAACTGAAGTTAAAAGACGTCAATTCAGAATCAATTATCGTAAATGGGTGCAAGAAAAAAACAAAAAGTTAGTCTTTATGGCAACCTACAAAGTGCAACGTAGATGAAAAAGGCAATAGTTACCCTCACCGCAGACAGGTCTCGTGTCATTCAAATGGTAACACAAGCGCCCGATGGTTATGTGGTTGAGATAAAACAAGCGAATCGCACAACCGAGCAAAACGCTTTGTACTGGACTGCTGTTCACGAGATAGCAGAAAGTACGTTCTTAAACGGCAAGGCATTTACCCCTGAAGTGTGGCACGTCTACTTCAAGCAAAGGTACTTGTCGGGTCGCATGATTGAACTACCGAACGGTCAGTTAGTAGAGGCTGACGCAACCACCACCGAGCTTTCTAAGGAAGAATTCTCGGACTTTGTTAATGAAGTTTTATCTTTTCAGGAACACAACAAATGAAAATCTTAGCCGCAATCCTTTTATCATTATCAGCTACCGCAGTATGGGCAGCCTGTACGAGTCACAGTTATACAATCAATGGCAAAACAGTCTACTGCATGACTTGCTGTTACGCTGGTGGCAACTGCAATACGACTTGCAATTGAACCCTGTTAAGACCCCTCTGGGTGAGATAATTGATTCAAGCTCAGAGGAGTGGCGAGCATGGTGTGAGGCTCGTCATGTTCTTAAACTAACTAAGCTAAATGACCGTCAGCTATACATAGAATCAGTTACCAAAGTTCGTGGTCAAAAAGCCGCACAAACATTACAGGACAATATTCGTGTCATCTGGAATCTATCGAAATCCTAAACTGCTTGCCATGGCTCGGGAATGCCCTGTGTGTATGCATTGCGGCAAGAGCAATCACGATGATGTGGTGGCGGCTCATTCAAACCAACTAAGAGACGGTAAGGGTAGAGGATTAAAGGCACACGACTACCGTATTGCTTTCCTTTGTTACGTTTGCCACCTAGAACTTGACCAGGGAAAAGACATGAGCAAGCAGGAAAGAGTCGAGATGTGGGAAGAAGCGCATCGCAAAAGTATCGGATGGCTTTGTGAATCTAACAGGCTGATTGTCAAATGAAATGTTTATCTAAAGGTTGTCAAAATACATCATTTCTTTTGACTGTTGCGCTATGTTACCCATGTATGCAGTTAGTTGAGAATCCACCTGCTACTAAAAACAAAGCTGTAGCTAAGCGTAAATGGAAAAGTTTGACAGACTATGAAATTGCAGGTTTTGCACACGATGTTTCACAGTCTCCAGTATTTATTATGGAAACTACTCATAAAGGTTTGTGCATAAAATTTAGTGAATCAATTGATGTCTATTGCACAGATGACAAAGGTGACTATGCCGTCGTGCATGATTTTTTAATGAAATTTGCTCGTGCTGTAGAATTAGCATCAAAAAATAAAAATACTTAACCTTTTGATATACTTTTTTACCGTGGCGAATTGTTTGGTGTCAGCGACCCAATAGTTTATTTATTCTCAGAAAATCGTGCTTTATCGAGGGTTCGCCACATTACACACAGCGGTAAACAATTCAATGAACTTTGCGCCTGATTCTAGGGTCTGTGGCGTGTCATTAACGGAATAGGTAGGCAAGTCCCTCTCTAACTCTCTACAAACCGCCCTAGAGGTCTCTGAGCTTTTTAAATTTTGACAGCCGTTCAATAGCGGTACGGTTATCACCATCAGCGTGACGCACACGGTCAGCCAAATCCTCGATTTTCCTTGCTTGTGCATTATCAGCCTCTCTCATAGCATTTTCAGCAGAGTCATACCCTTGCTTGCGACCTGTTAAATAAATCGCTAGAACGCCCAATACAGCTCCAGCCAAAGCAATAAGATAGCCTTTGAATCTTAACCAGATTGCCATTTACCAGTCCTCATCTGCGTTGCCATCTCTTTTGCTCTGTTAGGCGTTTGGCTTGCCCAAAGTGATTTAAGCATATTGTCAGCCGCAGCGTCATAGTCACCAATCTCAATTAGCTTGAGTGTGCTTTTAAACTGCATCAGACCGTGCACACCCATTTGAAATGCCATGTTTAATAAAACTGCTTGCCTTGGCTCATTTAGATTCTTAAAGCTAGGTATAGAGCGATTCAAAGCCTCGTAGACACCATTAACATCATTAGCTAATAGATACTCTGCCTCTGCCTCTGTAATGCCACCACCTTTAGACTTGTCAATTAAACGCCCATATCCAATCGTTAAATAGTCGAGACTATCCTTATAAGCGTTACTTACAAAACCTTCATGCCTCTTTATCTGCTTGGTCGCTTGCGTTATCAAGTTTTGATTGCTTAATGACTCGAGCGATTGGGCTTGCAACGATGCAGACGATTCCAATGACTTTGAGGACTTCGTTTCCAACGTTTTCGGTAACGAGAGATGGGAGAGAATTGATGACAATAGCGACATGATGGGGAAATAACTCCAAAAAGGTTAATAACGAGCCACCAAAGATAGACAATCTAATTGACCACCACTTAGACCAGTTTTGAGCATCAGGAACTAGATTCATACAGGTTGACCTCTAAAGTAAGCAATGCCATCAAGCACAGCGCAGAACTCAGGTTGAATCAATCTACCGTTGCGAATAGACAACACAGCGAATCCTGAACAATGGTTCTTTGGATTATCTTCCCCGTAGCCCATGTGGTCACCGTCTGTCTCGGCTAATGTGCCTGTGTCAACCCCCCAACGAGTGCCGTTATAATCCGACAAAATGGTGGCTTGTAAGCGATGTAGATGGCCAGTCACGATTGACGTACCCGATTTAAGGGCATTGTTGTAAGTTGCATGAAGGCCATTATTGTACCGATGCTTGATCATAAGGTTACGGTTGACCATAACTGACATACAGAATAGCCAACGTGGGAAATGGTCTTTCAAAGAAAAGCCTGGCAATCCCTCGTACTCAGGTGCAAGGTTAGCCAACTTAGACTCAAACCGCATATCGTGGTTACCGAGCGTAAAAATAAGTTTAGCGTTACCTGCGACTTTCTCTATCTCGTTTAACCTATCTGCAACCGCTTCTAGCTCTTCCTTGACGGTTGGCATTTTAACTGTTGACCACGATGCTTTAGGATAACGTGAGATTGATGAACCGTCTACGGCATCGCCATTCATTATGATAATTGCAGGCTTGTGCTTTTTAACAAGTTTTACGAACGCTTGATGTGCTGTAGATACTTCGTCAGGCCAGTAATGTGCGTCAGATGCTATAAAGATGGTGGCATTGTCTATGTCTACATCCATACGACTCATGTAGTCACGAACGTAATAGTCCGCAGCTTCAGAGTGATCTGCAACTAAACGTATTTTATATTTGTTCTCAATTCGTCTGCGTCTGAGGTAAACACCCCTGACTTCAAGTTTGAGTTTTTTGCTGACTGCTGATGCGGATTTAAGTTGATTCCACGCTTCTATAAAATCCACATCTTTGATTCTGTCGCCCATTAGAACTCCAGTATTAACGCTTTATAAAACTTTCGATTAACACCGCAGCGGACAAGCCAACGACTATCCAAATGAGTTTATCGACCAACTTAAATATTGCACCACGACCAACGCTTATTCGTTCAATTTCAGCCACACGGTCTTCCATGTTTAGCTGTCTCGCATCGTAGGTGTCCATGCGGTTAAACAGAGTAATGATACGTTCCTCCATACGAGCCAAGGAAACCACAGCTTCTGAAAGTTTATCAAGTTTTTGTTCGATTCTTGCCAGTCGCTGTTCTTCCATTGCTCACACCAAATAAGATTTAACTAAGTATAGTATAGCGCCCAATACAGCGCCTGTTAATGTTGCAATGATGTCCCATATATCAGGTGTGCCATAGCCTAAACTATCGAACCATTCTTTTGCTAGACCAGCCACTACAGTAATACATAGCCCTATGCCCCAGCCAAAGAATAACGAGGCTGATAGCATAAGAGCTAAACCTGACCAAAAGTGCGCTTGTTTAGCAAGTGCTAGGCGCATTTTATTTACTAGCTAACCAGTTATCAGCAATTTCTTTAGCCAACACTCTAAATGCTTGGTACTCAGCGTATGCTTCAGGTTTATCTGCTTGGTTATTGATAAGCGCAATCTCTGCACCTGTGTCGTAGACAGAACCGATAATAGCTTCGATAATCTGTGAGCGATTACAAAAGACAGAGCAGATAGCTTCGTTTGCTGACCATTGAGTTAGTTCATCGGTTACAACTTCCTGTATATCCCATCGGATTCTAAGTTCATTGCCAGACGCATCGTATACGGTTGGCTCTTGTGTTGAATATGTTTTCATAATTTATTCCCTTAAAAGGCGAGCCTACCGCCAATAGAACGAAAAGCAGTTGACGCACCAACATAAGAAGACAGACAAAAAGCCCCCGCTTCTCCAATATAATTTGCACTACCTCCGACAAAAACGACTAGATTTGAAGCGGCACTACCAACATGGTAATCAGTAATGTAAGTTGAACTGCTACCACCCACATTAGTACTGCTTAAAAAATAACCGTCTGTTGGTAATAAGTCTTTAATAAAACCCGCTACAGTCGATAAACCAGAAGTAATAAGTGTGTAATTAGTTGCGGTGTCATCAGCCCAATTGGTAGCATTATTTGTGACATAAACATTGCCAGCAGAGCTAACGTTTACGTTAATGCCATCTGCAAAATATGCTGAATTGCCGTAAAGGTTTTCAATGCCACGATACTTCATAAACGATGTGCCAGGCTTGGCATTGACACCTGCCCCACTTGTAATATTGGTTGAGCCGTCTGATATAGAATCGCCAGCGCCCGCTATGGTGTGTGGGCTGTCTGCTTGTACTGCACTAGCAGCTCCATAGCCACCATTTGTATTACCAGCGCCTAAAATGTTTTGGCTGTAAAACGATTGGTACTCAATAAGATAAAGCATTTGTACCGCAGACCAAAGTGTAAAGTCTAACTGTCTCCACCCTGCACCACGATTAAACCCAATAGTCCTAAACTGAGCACGAGTAAGTCCTACCATTGGGTAGATACTTTTAACCGAGGCTAGTTTGTCACCTGTGGTAGCAGTTGTGTCTACGTTAGCAGAATTATCGTCTAGGTTAGTACCTGAAATATAAGTAGCACCACTTACATCGTAGACACACGCATCATAAGCACCGTAGTATCTAAAGTTAACCTCTACGCCATCTTTAATGAAAGCGGGGTGCAGAACATAGCCAGACTGATTAAACGCTGATATAGACCACGTAGTAATCGTGCCGACCCGTATTGTGCGGTAGTAAAACTTAGGAATCTCAACCATTACCTGACCGTCTGCGCCTGTTAAGTCACTTGCAGTACCGTCTACTTTCTCTGCCCAATTCAATGGGTTAAGGTAATAATTAACCGCTCCGTTATCTAACAACACGCACCCACGCATCATGTCGTGGATACTTGTTACCACTTGCGATAAACCATTTACAGAATTAGGTGTAGAAGTTGCCGAGTCCCAAGTAAATGACCCTATCTGCAAATTGTTAAATGCAGTTGCCATATCAGAAACAAGAATCTTTTTTGTACCGTTGGCTCCAGCTGAAGAATCAACAATCACCAATAAATCGTCACTAGCAACTTCTGCGCTAGGCAACGCAGTTAATTGGCTAATCTTTTTATCACTCATAGTAATTCCTTAATTAAATATAACGCATACTGTTATTACTGCAACCGTTGGCAGTATCCAATTTAACATTGGGACAGTACAATATAACTATACAGATAAACAATCTAGCTTAGCAATCAATTGCGCCTTCAAATTCAGGTAGGGTTTTTAAATACTCGTATGCTTGTTTGATTGGGTTTGCTCCGTCAAGCAAGTATGCGGAAGACAATACTTGTTCAGCAAAAAATGCTTTGTCTGGCGATACATAACTACGTACATGAAAATTTATTCTGTCTTTGCCAGATAATGATACAGATTCAACACGATGATAAGCGTTGTTAATAGTAATGCCATAAACTGTTTCAGAGGTTTTTGAAAATGCCATGTCAATTCCTTATGCGCTAATTGCGCCAAATGTTTTCCAAGTGCCAGGTGTTCCTGCCGCTACACAAACAGAGCCAATAAAACCTCCAGCAGTAGGTGAATAATCTATAACTATGTCTCCTACATTTGCCCCACCTACACTTGTAGCCCATCCTGTTGCGCTAGAACTTGCAACAATTCGTTGAACAGCAGAAGTATTATTTGTTAAACCTAAACCATTATAAGTTGCTACTGGAAACGCAGCTTGTTGCAAAACAGTATTTATGTAAGTAAATCCGTAACTAGTAACGCCAGATAAAGTTCCTGTTGTAGTGATGTCGTTGCGTGCAAAGAAACTTCCATTTAAATAGCCAATGCTATATGGAGTGCCAGTTTGTGTAAATACGCAGTTAGTGTAGTATTCACTAGATGCAAAAGGAAGCGCATAACCATCTACCGCAGTAAATTCGCAATTATAAAATTCCATATATGGCGAGGTGTCGAAAGACATTCTTACTCCGTATATAACGCCAGATGGGGATAAACTGGGATTCATATGAAAACCGCAACTATAAAACGCTGTTGGTGTTCCAAATGAACTGACATAATCAACACTCATGTTGACCGCTGCGCCAATAAAGTTACACCCATAGTACTTAAAGCCTGGTTTCTTAGTCCAACAAGACCAAGTAGTTGTGCCGATAAAATCACAATCATAAAAAGTGCAATCAGCAGAATCACCTGAATCCGCCACAAGCCCTGCACCAGCGTTGTCAAAAACCTTACAGTTTGAAAACACAGCGTTTCTAATAAGCCCGTATTCAGATTCTATGTCAACGCCAGCGCCAGGAGCCATAGACACAAAGCCATTTTTTCCTGTGTGACCAAAATAACAGTTTGTGACGGTAAGGTTGTTACCTCCAATAAAAGAAAATCCTTGCCTTCCGTTATATTCAAAACGGGAGTTAGTGATTGAAACTGGGTAAATAGTTGTCGTACTCGAATCAACGGCAGTACCAATCATTATTCCATCACGACAATGATGATGAGAATACACATTGCTGACGGTAACGGAATCACATAGCAACGCTACAATCCCATCGCCTTGCCGTTGAAACACCCCAGTTCCAACAACAACGGTACTGACTCTGCCATCCAACTCAAGATCGCTAATGACTATGCTGCTGCAACTCACGGGATGTATTAACTGAATTGCATCACAGGTTACGCCATCAACGACCCCGTATTTCATGCCTGTAGGAGGCATTAGTTTTGAACCGTTACCTCGTACTACAACAGGCAAAGTGCAATTTAAAAAATTTAGTGGGTCGGTTTTTGTGTATGGTGAAGTTGCAAGCTGTTGTCCTACAACATAAGTGCCGTAAGGAATCTCAAGCGTACCGCCACCTTGTGAATTAATGTAATTGGTGGCTGCTACAAAAGCGTCTGTATCGTTAGTAACCCCATCGCCCACAGCACCAAAGTCTTTGACCGATACTGTTTCACGCAATTTTGTTTGTACGGTTGTAGGAACTGCACCCGTACCTGCTGGGTCATATACAATTCCTGATGCATTGTTTGGAATTGGTTCAATTCCAGTTCCCTGCGGGAAGTTATAAATCATCGAACCTTTACTATCTTGAACTAAAATAGAAAAGTTATTACCATCAATATAAACTTGTGCAGGGCTACCTGTGCTAGAAATATAACCGTTTAATGTTCTCAATGGTTGTGTTGCTGGTACAGTTAAAGCGCTATCAAAATATACTGAAACAGGGTTTGTTTGTGGGTTTAAATCAGCTACACCAATCCAAACATAACCACTATCTAATGGCTGACCATCTTTGTCTTGAAAAACTGGGAATGGAACTTCAATTGAAAGTGCTGACATTACTGTGTCCCTTTTAAAGTATGACTTGAACCATGCAATAAGCCACGCAAACCATCTTTTAAGTGTTGAAAACATTGTTTCACCTTATGGCTCCTGATCTAGCTGGCGTTCAGTTTGCAATGCGCTTTGAAGCCATTTTAGCCTGAAGTCTAATGATTTAGGTAGCATAATAGCGTCTGCATATTTCTTGAATGATTGTGACATAGATACTCGTTTTGCGCTAGATGCTGCTAGTGTACCTTTCTCTGCGGCTTCAATCGCTAGTTTTTGGAAAGCCTCATCTGCAAACAACGCACCAGCCGCTTTGACGGCATCTTTATTGCCTTGTGTCATAGCGTTTAAGATAACCGATGCACCACCCGCCATGATTGGCCCACCAATCGCAGCCGCACCCGTTACAGCACCTTTTCCTAGTGTGCTTTCCATAACCTTGCCGATTAAACTCTCCGCCTCTAAGCCTTCTAATAACGCCTGATTAGCTTTACCTGTCATCAAGACATTGGCACGAGCGTCTGTAATGCGCTTGGAAATCTCGTACAAGTCACGTAAGACATCTGCTGAGTCTTTACCTAGTGATTCAACAATAGCCTTGTAGACAGTTGGATTGGCTCGTATCTTAGGATAGATAGATGCAAACTCAGAGAAGCCGAATGCGCCCTTTTCAGCACCCCTAGATGACCGAGTAACGGAAGCTAATGCCGTAGCAATGGTTTCCTTTTTCAAATCATCTGGCACGATTTTAAGCAGTCTTGTAAACTCGGCTGAATCACCCTTAGATGCGCTATTGATAGCGGTTATCATCTTGTTAGCAATACTGCCTTCTACGTCATTACCAAAGGCACTAACAATACGCTTGCCTAATGCACGTTCTTTTGCATATATTAAGTTGGCAGAGCGTAACTTTTTGCGTAACTCTTCACCGCCATATTTCTGTGCAGTTTCTAGCTGGTCTTCAGCTAATGCAGCGTAAAGACGTTTTAAATCTGACTCTGCCATACTGCCATAAGGAGACTTTTCTTTTCTTAATGCTTTGCCAATTAAGTTTTTTTCACGCAACAATAAGGCATAAGTTACATTGCCACTTTTTAACATGTTTGCTAGTCTTTTTTCAGCCTTAGACATCCCGAACGTGCCTACTTCTTTTTGAACTTCATTTAATGTTAATTGTAATTGTTTTAAAGTAACTCTTGCAGTTTTAGCTATTGCATCATCAACTGCATCATAAAGTAATTGAGCTTCTGCATTTAAGGCTAGACGAGTCTTGACTAATGAGTCTTTGATTCTTTCAGACACGACAGCAGGTGCTACCGTACCCTCTACAAAGACTGTATCAAATTGCTTAATAACGTTATCAGCTTGGTCTACTGCTTGGCTAACTGTATTGCGCCATGTGGCTTCTGCTTCACTACCTGCTCTTGAACGAGTTAAACCCGCTGCGGCTCTTATCTGTGGATTGTCACTAAACACGTCAGCAGGTAGCTCAATTTTAAGTCGTTGAGCAGCGTCTCGAGCGTCAAGGTTAATCTGCGCTAAGTCTGCTAATTCATTACGTGCGGTTGATGCGCCTATCCCTTTACCCGATGCTCGTTTGACTAAATCACCAACCTGCCTGTTAATTTCATCAGGGCTAACTGGTGGTGCGGTAGTGATTGGTGGAGCAGTTGTAATGGGTTGTGTCATCGGTGCTACTGGTGGAGCTTCTGGTGTTGCACCCGTAAAACGTTGCACCATACGTTGAGCCGCAGGTTGAGCCGCTTGCAATGCACGAGATGCTAAAGGTACAGCGCCACCCATTGCACCCGCTGTGGCTACTTCCATAGGTGAGAACTCGCCACCTGTAGCTAGTTGTGTGCCTTCAATCAATGCTTGAGTGCCTGCACCCGCACCAATAGCCGCAGGTATTGTGGCAACACGACCCGCAGGGGTAAATGCCGCCATGCCAGCCGCAGCTCGTGGAATGTCGCTAGGTTGAAAGCCAGGCTTGATCGCATATTCTTGCCCATCAATTGATGACCGTAGCAAATAATTGCCTCGCTCGTCTTGACGTATCTGCACATTAGGAAAGTTAGACTGTATGACTTGTACAGTTTCTTCTGGGTTTGTTAATACCGTGCCTAATCCAGACTTAAAGCTTGCCATGCTAAACGTATTTAACTCAGGCATTGAAGCCCAGTCAGGCAATGTTTCCGTGGTTGGTGTAGCACGTTGAGCGCCAGTAATCTGCTCGCCAATGCCTTCAAAAAAACCTAATTCAGGTTGTTCAGGAACGGCTTGCGATGCCAACCAATCCTCTGGTGACATAACTGGTCTTTGCGCTGGCTCAGTTGGTGCAACTTGCTCGCCCATTGGTGGTGTTGGAATTGCTTGTACATTACCAACTTCAACAACACCAGCCGATTGTCCTTGACTAGCTAACCATTCTTCTGGGCTCATTTAACCCCCATAGCGTTTTTATATGCGTTCCATTGGGAATCAGTAAACTGAACTGGTCTAGCGTATGTTGTTCCTTGTACCGTAATTGAATCGGCTACGGTTTCTTCTCCGAACACGTTATCAGGATTAAGTTTATAGTTTTTAACAACTTTCATTAAAGATGACTTTTCTTGTTCAGCTTTTTTCTCAGCGGATTTGTAGTACTGTGTGGCTAATGCAGTAAATTGTTTACGTTGACCATCAGATAAAAATTGACCGCTTTTTGCTTTAGTTAAACTATTGGCTAATTGCTGATACAAGCCCGCAGTATCTCGTGCTGTAGCAAATTCAGTTTCACGCACAACAGAGCCAGGGTCTAACATCTTCATAAAGCCAGTAATCAAGGCAACGTCACCAGGGCCATTCTTGGCTTGAGCTGATGACTTAATGTTGTTAAACGTTGCGCCTAACTCACCATATACTTTAGTTCTACTTTGGAACTCTTTTCGTATCTTTTCCTCTTGGTTAAACTTTGTAGTTGGGTCTACACCACCTGATTTTTTATATGCCTCAAGGTCTATGACAGCTTTTGCTACTTCTGTGCCTAACTTTTGCCCTGTCACTAAAGCGTTATCAGTTTGCGTTTTAGTCAACCCAAGATTTGCAGCCTTTTGCTCTAACTCAAGATTTGCAAATTTATCAGCATACTTAGCCTCAATGTTTGCTTTTTGTGCTTCAGAGCCAGCCTTAGATAGCTCTGCCATCTTTTGTTTTTGCAGAATTGGGAATAAGGTAGACTCACGGCTTTCTTTAGCAATGCCAGACCATTTATCAGGGTCAACGTTAGATAGAATTAAACCAAGCTGACTCTGTACGATTTTAGGGTCAGCGTCTAACGTGGTTAGCATTGCTTTATATTTATCTGTTGGCTGTCCTGCGTTCTCAGCGGCTATGATTTGCTGATTGATTAAATCTTTAGCAACATCAACATTACCCGAGCCAAGTGCGTTAAAGGCTTGTGACCCAATCAAAAACTCATTGTTTTGTTGGTCTTTGCTCAACGTTTCCCATGATTGCTTAAACGCTTCACGCTGTTGAGGATACTTTAAAGTCAATTCCGCAAACCCTTTAGCTGTTGGGTTTTGCAAAGCATTTTGTAAATCTGTTGAATATTGCTTTCTTAATTCGATTGCATCACGCTCGGCAATTGCGGTATCTACTGCTTGTTTTGCCAATGCGCCAGACTGCAAGCCTGACATAAATGGATTTGCATTTTGTTGACCATATACGCCCATGTAGTTAATAGGTGCGACCATTTTTTTATCCTTTAAAAGCCAAATGCTTTCTTAATGCCTGGTATGCCACCCGCACCCATAAAGCTACCTAAGCCACCCGAAAGAGCACCAAAGTTTGACCCTGCTTGTTGACCATAGGCAAGTTGACCACCAGCGGTAGCTGCGCCTTGTTGCCCTAACAAACCTGCAATAGATGAGGCTGACTCTAAACCTGCCGCGCCTGTTCCTGCCGCAGATGCTTGACCTGCACGGATAAGATTCTGTGTAGTCGCTGCGCCAACGTCAGATAACCCACCGAGTCTGCCATATTGTTGATTGATTAACGATTGCAATAACTCAGGTCTAAATTGTGCTAATGCCGCCTGTACATTACCACCACGCAAGCCACCTGTAGCAGATGCGTTTTGCAACATAGCTTCTTCGCCCTGACGAGCTAGTGCTTGAAACTCTGAGCCTGATTCAATACCTTTTATAGCTTGGGCTTGGGCTTCTGGGCCTGATAGTCCAAGCAATGCTGATTGTTGCCCTAATGCTGTTTCACCCGCTTGCATATAAGGCTGAATGCCAGGCAACGCAGCCGTGCCAGCCTCAACATAAGGAGCCATCAACGCAACCATCGCATCAAACTGACGCCTTTGTTCGTCTATACCTGCTTGAGATGCTTGTGCTTGCGTAGCCGCTGCGTTTTGCGCTGCGCTTGCCGCTTGCTTAGTCCCTGTAACGCTACCCACAACATTTTGAATTGTGTCTGTTATAAAACTCATAATAATACCCAGTCCTTTCTAGTCATTCCTAGAATATATACGTCTTTCAATATGCCACCTTGCATACAAGCATCTTTGCGACAACCTTCATTTTTAAACCCAAGTTTTAAACAATAGTTCTTAGCTGTCTCAAGACCAGCAATAATATATGCCGTAACCCGCTGAATAGACTCGTGGCTAAATGCCCACTCTAAAAACTTATTACCTAGTTCACGGGAATAAGGTAATGATGACTTTTTAAGTAATGAATGAAGCTCTAATTCCAATGCGGAAAAGCGTATCGCCATAAATGCGCCAGCAAAGTTGTTATCTATCCATGCGGACAAGTATGTAACTTGCGGATTGATAATAGGCGTGGCTCGTCTGTGATCGTGACCTATCTTATTAATATAAGGGTCAGCATATACCTCGAGCAATTGCTCGTCTGATATATATTCTGTTACACAAACGCTAGGCATCACATCTCCATAATTGGGAATTGTGAGCTGCTGGTGGCTCTGTAACCTCAGACACCCTATTTTATCGCAACTCACCACTCTGTCAATCTATTTCACACTCTCGCTCTTCCCACGCTTGGCATGAGCGTAAGTCGTGGCAGATAAAGTCAAACTTATTACAGTACCCACGAAACCCTGCATTTGTATCCCAATCGTTACGTGGTATCTTTTCCATCTTGGCTTGAGTCATCGTGCTGTTGTCGTAATATTCGCAGTTTGAGCATCTACGTCTACGAGCCTCTTTCTCATCTACTTGCATAGCTTCGCCAAGACTTACCCAATAGACTTTGTTAGCAGTAGGCTCATTTGATGGGACTTCAGGCCCGAGCTTCCATTCCTCAATCACCATCTGCGTATTCTTACGGTTTTCAGATGTAGTGATGAACTCTTCTTCCATCGGTAGACCGATAAACCCTTTAGGCATAATCATAAAATCTTTCATGCTAATCCTTTAAGTAATCTCACGCCCAGAGGAGCGAATGGTCAAAGCTGTTGCTGTGCCCGTAGTAGATATAAACCCACTAGGTGCTAATACTTGCCCAACTATCTCGGGGAATGTGTATGTTTCATTGGGAGCTATAGCACGAGCGTCAACTATTAAGTTAGACGCACCCGCTGTGCCACCAGAGGTGACTAGGTTAACGCTAATAACAGCGTTTAAGGCACTTGTATTGGTAGCGGTAAACTTGTCTACAATTGTGGTGCAGTTGACCGCTGTGTATTGCGTGGTCTGAGCAGCTTCCATCTCTTTAGACGGTATCAGGGGTTTTGCTGTGACTGCCATTTGTAACTCCTATAATTGAATTTGGTTTACTTCTATCACCACCGCTGGTGCGCTAGGTGCAAAGGCTGTGGCTGGAACTGCATCAATTCTGACATTGACATTGTTTGAAGCATAAACCAACTCTACGTAATCTAGTGCATTTAATGATATAGCTTCGTTTAGGCTGATTGGAGTGTATGCGCCATTGATGGATACGGTTATTAACCGTGCAGAATTCGCAATGTCAACACCGTTCTTTCTAAACCAAACCCAAATGTTTTTGTCTACCGCTGAATTACTTATGAATTGTAACGTGGCAACAAACTGATAGAGACCAGATTCAGGAACTATTAACTGTGATGCTGTTCCACCAATGACCACGCCATTGCTGATGCGTGTTGTGTCAAATGTTATTGGGTAAGCTGTATCTATTAAAGCGGGAGTTGTGTCAACAGTCTTGGCAAATACTCCGTAATATTGCATTTGGCTAATGGTTGGTCTAACAAATATCACGCCATCAGTCGGGTCAGATATTAAGCAAGCCGCTACCACAACCACATTATCGGGAGCAGTCGGCTTTACGTTTGTCAAACCACCTGTAACGGTAGGTGAGGCATAAAGAATATCGCCCACACTAAAAGCACTAGTATCTAATGTTCTAACTGAACCCCAAACCGTGCAATACCCTCTATCTTGTGAGTCGGGTAAATCATGAGTCATTACGCCAAGAATATAAAGGCTAGACTGAGAACCATCTGCTAAATACGGGGCTACTCGTAACGTACCACCTGCGCCTACACCAGAGAAGCCAACAACCGTGCCATTAGGTATCGTGACACCTGTATTGTTCTCTACCCTTGCGTATGTTTCCTGACCGATTTGTTGCGTCACACCATAAGCCATGCCAAGGTTTAGCGTTTCGTCTACGCTATTCCACCCAAGCCGTGATATTTGGTCAGAGAATGGTGCGGTAATGTTGTAATCAATGTAATCTGTCTTGATGGAATTGTTGTTTTCAATAGTAGGAGCAGAGGATAACAGTTCTAATGCTTTGGCTATACGCTCTAATGAATCTAATGCCTGAACAGCCTTTTGGTCTGCGTTACCACTATTGATAGCTGAATCTTTCGCTAATGTGATAATTTGCGCTAGTGCGTCATTAGTATTGGCATCTGCATTACCTGCAAGTATCTCAATGCCAGGGGTGTCGGCACTAGGTGCAACTTGGTCAACAATAGCAAACAACTTTTCAAACTGTTTGATTTGTTCGTGATCGGACAGAAAGGTCGCAAGCTGATCACGGGTAAGGTTGAGCTTAGTAGCCATTAGTAAGCCAATGGCTCGATTTGAGCCTCTAGTCTTATAAAGGATACATGTGCATCGCTATCGCCACGGAATCGCTGTATGCGCCAATTTCTCATGTGACCTTGTTGAAACCATGCTAAACGCTTTTGTGTGTTACCAATCGTGCCAACCGTAATGCTACGGTTTTGACTCCAGTTCTTACCATCAACCGAGTAGCTAGTATTGATCATAGGGTTAGTCCCTACGGCAACACTACCCGTTAACGCTACTAATTCTAGGCGATTAAAGATTGCACCCTTGCCTTCGTTATACACAATCATCGTGCCAAATTCCCACCGTACTTGCTGACCCCAATTGTGACCAGTATCTTGTACGAGATAGCCAATGCTTGATGATTGCGTGTCACCTACAAGCCATTTGCCATAAGCCCATACAAAGTTCTTAGCACGGTATTTAGAGAACCCAGAGAGGCTCGATGTCAATGTGAACCATACTTGTGAGCCTAATACTTGAGATGAAGCGTAGTCATAGACAAGCGTTCTATCGGGTAAATGTACATATAAGTATTGATGGCTTTTATCGTTACGTGCTTCTAGCTTGACCGTTGCCAATTGCTCTTCGGTAAACTGCAATAAGACTTCATCAATCTCTTGTGTGCTTAATTTCTGCGTAGTAGCATTAGCACCGATATAGATAGCAGGTGCATCATTGCTACCGCTACCTAAAAACGCAATACTAGCTACAAACTCACAGCAAGCATGTGTGCCGACTACACCCTTTTGAATCTGTGCGCCATCAATACGTACAAATGGAAAGAACTGCCCACCCACGTTATCAAAAACTTCGATTGTGTTTCTGTTAAGCGCATAGACTTCATTGCGTAACTTAATCAATGCGACTACAGGGTCAGGGTCAACCTCAGAGCTACCGTACTTTAATGGGTTTACTTGTGTTGGGTCGTTTAACTCGGTCACCACTAGGTTTGCACCGTCTGTAGTCATAAAGTAACCATCTACCCATACCATATCAAGCACAATGCCCAAGTCAGGGTCAGTTACTTCTACTAGAGTGGAGGCTACTGGATTCCAATAAAATAGCTTTTGTGCTGACACAATGCCAAGCAAGTCAAAGCTGTAATTAAAGGTTACTTGATTGTCTTCCGTGCCACCAACATCACCAAGTATGGTAACGACACCATCCTCATCAATTGAGACTAACTTAGTGCCCATGACTCGATAGTAGATGCCATCCCATACTACGCCACCACGGTCAATGCCAGGGCCTGTGCCATTGGCTACAATTCCGTCAGCAGGTCGCAAGAACCCTGCGCTAATGCCCGACTCTTTAGGAACAGGCACAAGGTTGACAGGGTAACTTGTACGCAACTCTGGCGTATTGTCTGTAAATATGCCACTTAGAATTGGAATCTGCATTTATGTTACCGTTTGACTACCATTTAACCAAATTCGACCAAAAGCTCCCACTCATCTTGCCTTTGGATATATTTTTAGCATGTCTAGCTTTGAATGATTCTCGTCTAGCTTTGTCCTTACTTGATTCGCCCTCTGTCTTTGGTGAGCCTTTAACACCCTGTTGACCAAATCGAATGGTCTTAATTTGATCACCATCTTTAGCCACCACAACATGAGATTTAGTAGGATGTGAGGGAGTACGTTTAGGCTTGTTATAGCCTTCAACCTTCACACGTGCAAGCCTTGGGTCTTTCGTTGCCATACCAAATGCCTTTAAGTTGTTACAGCAAAATGTAACTGCCGTCTTCTAAAAGTAGGAACGAACCGTCTTGCAGTAACAATGCGCCCAAGACAGGCCCACCGTTCACGTTCCAGAACCTACACCGACACCGCATTCTGGTTAATGGATACATTAGAAGCCCTCACCAGGCAAGACGTGCAAAGACGTGCCATCGGCTGAGATGTAAGCAATACGATTGTAGTTACGGTTCTTAGTGATGCTAACTTGTGCACCACCAGGGATAGGGTAATCAGCCGTACTAGCTGTATCGGTAGAGTCTTCGCTAAGTTTGATATACACAACGGCTGAACCTAAGTTGGTCAAACATAGTGTCTGTGATGCAGCGTCAATCGCAGCGTTAGCAGATGTTGCCGTAGCTGTGAGAACAGCACCGTGACCGTAGCCTGGTGCGAATGGTGAAGTATTAAAAGCCATGTTATTTCCTTTGATTAACCGACACGATACCAAGAGTTAGTGGCTTGGTAGAATCGTAGTGTAAAGAATCCACCCGCTAATAGAGTTGTTGGTGCGCCTGACGCAGCGCTTGAACCATTCAAACCAATTGTTAACGCTGTGATTGTCTGCGTACTTGTCACTAAAATCTGTGTGCCTGATGGAACACCCGTATTCAACGGTAAGGTAATCGTGCCTGTGGCAAGCGTACTCGCAGGTTGTAACAACATCCATTGCTGTTCGCTTGTTGGTGTTGGTACGGTTATGTTAAACCCTGTAGCTGGCGTATAAACGCTAGTGGCAACGGTAGGCGCAGCGAATGTCTGCTGAAAGTACTGTAGCAATTGCGTAAGCGATATTTTACGAGCATCACCATTGTTAGGCACATAGATAGGCAGTAAATCACCACCCGACAATTGGCTTACACCTGCAAGTTGATTGATTGTTGGCATATCTAAATCCTTAATTAAATTCTATTTGACCATCTTGACCCGCTAACAATGGGTCAACAGGTCGTGGTAAAAATGGGTTGTCGTAATTACGCCACGGTTTATTACCTGCACCTGCTGGCATTGTCATCGGTAACTGTTGTTCCATTGGCATAGCCGCAAGCGACAACAACGTATTGTATGATTCTTTAGCTGTGACCTTAGTCTCAATCATAACTTGCTTACCGTAACTCGGTGCAAGTTTTACAGCTAGATTTGTATATAGTGCCTCGATAGATGAATCAGGAACATTTGTCTGCTCATCTAAATCGCTATCCTGTGGGCTTGATGGTAATGGGTAACCCAATCGTATGCCTAAAGCATTCCAAGCCGCTACGAGCGTGTCTAAGCGTCTTAACGCAGACTGTAGCTGTTCAGGTGTTAAGTCAAACACATAAGATGCTAAACCAATCTCATCAAACGCTGCTTCCACGAACTGTCTTTTAGTCCACGACATCATTAGCCCCTAATGTATGCTCAATCTTGTCTAGCAACCGTTTATCAGTTGTCCGACCATCAAACTTGATGCCAAGCTCAGTCGCTTTAGTTTCTAGCTCTGTGCGTGTTGGTGCTGAATTATCTTCTACTGCGACAACATCTTTTGCCAAGGCTTGCTCTCTAAGCAGACGATGGTTGATACCGTCAATTGGCTTAGATGGTTTACGCTTCTTGACTGGCTTCTTGCCCTTCATGTACTTTGGCATAAGAATGTTCTTTTCCATTATTTTGCCTTCTTCATGGGCTTGGCTGTCTTCGCTGCTTGCTTGAACGCTTTAGCTGTCGGTGCACCTTTTGCGCCTACTTTACGCATCTTCTCCCCCGAACCTGCTTCGATACGCTTTTTCTTAGCTGCGATGTTTGCATATAATCCAGTCTTCATTTCTTTGCCTTTTTAGGTGCTTTACTAGGTTTGCCTGCTTTCTCTGCCGCCTTTTTTGCAACATTCAACGCAATAGCAATTGCTTGCTTTCGTGGCTTGCCTGACTTCTCTTCCATCTTAATGTTCTTACCGATGGACTTGCTAGAGTAACCTTTTGACAATGGCATTTTAGTATCCTGTAAATGGGGAGGCATTCGCCCCCCCAAACCTTGCTTACTGGTTAAACAACAAGATGCCTGACATTTCAGGATTCTTGTTTACGACACCGAACAGCGTGTCAAGACGATACTTGATGGTCATGCTGTCAATGTCATAAAACTTCTGCATAACCAACTCGATGCCTTGGTCAGTACTTGCTCGCATAACGGCAACACCTGCGTCAGCAGGTACAGCGTAGCGACCAGGTAACATCTCAAGCGAATCACGTTGCCAGAAGACGTTAACTTGTGAAGCGTTAACGTTCAAGAAAGTGATAGCGGCAGCGTCAGCGGCAATAGCGACATCAACGTTCTTATACTGCAACTCAGCATCGGTAGGTGTACCTTGTGCACCGATGATAGGTGGAGTAATAGTCATTGTTGTGCCTGAATCAACTGATACGACACGGAATGTCTTTAACTGACCTGTGCTTTGCTTGGTGATGTGATGAACAGCGTACACTTCAGCAATTGTGAAAGCATCACCTGCGGCAACGCTTGCAGTTGAAGAAACGGTAACTGTTTGGAAACGGTTATCAACGTTGATTTGACCACCGACAGAAGTCGATGTAGCTTGTGGCACAAAACTAGCTTGAGTACCTGCACCATTGGTGTCGATAGTAATGCTACCACCACCAGCCGCAGCGGTAAGACGGTTTGCATAATCAAACTTGTATGTGTCAAAACCTGCAACCATACCAACAAAGTTACGCTCGTAAGCACGTTCTGATTTCTGGTTACCGAATGAACGACTTGCTTGTGACAAGTTGCCAGCCAAACCGTTATAGTCACGGCT